CGGCTGCAAAGTTTTCGTCAAACTGTTTAGTAACTTGTTGTATTTTACGTTCGTATGCACGTTGCCGGTACTCGTTGAGCATCCGGGTTTTGTACATACCCAGCGTGCTGTTATATGCAGCAGCTCCAATCTGAGCTGAGTTGTCTTGAACTGGTTTTTCAGCGAACAGCGATAAACCGAACTGTGCAAGACCTAATCCGGCGCTGATTGCTCCGATTGCCATAATGGTTTAGTCCAATAAAATTCTTTTAGATCTGAGTTGACATACCAGTCAGGATGCCATCGTCGCCACCTAGAAAACGTTTTGTATTGTTTGTCTGGGTTAGCACTTGTACAATCTATAAAGATCGTATCTCCTGCTGGTATTAGCCAACGTAATCGGAGGACTTCGTAGAATCCACGTGGGATAGTTGCAAAGCCCTCAGTGCCAGTCATGCGTTTAATCAAAGAACGGCTGCGTCGATTTCGTTTTTGGTAATACCAGTCGTTAACCTGTCGTCGAGATCTGCCTACAGCAAAACCTACCTTCCACACCACAGTACCATCTGACACCCATTGCCATGGATCTATAAACACTTTACATATGTGTTTACCTACCCGGATGGTAGATGTGAGACGTCTGCGGCGTGGTCTGTAGGTCATTGGCGGGAGTAGAATCGACGGTTGTAGTTACCTTCCCAGACTATGTTAAGTAGACTGATAGGGAAAGGAGTGTCTCCAATAATGTTAATTTTTAGGTTTTCGTTCCGTTGATAGATAGGAACATCATGTGTAGCTGACGCTGATAGGTTAACGTTATTTAGCACATACTTATAAGGCATAGTAACGTTAATGACTTCATTCCAAGTATCTTTACCTGTAATAGCAACCTTGTATTTAATAGGACCGCTAAGACCTGTAGATACTTTGATACGGTGCAAGATAAGGCTAGCAGTTACATCAGCAACAGCACTCTGCCCTTCTCGCTGTGTCGTATAGAACACAGGTAGTTGGACATCCATATCATACACGTACCCAATAATTAAGTCACGTCCACGGAAGTCACCATTTAGCTCTACCGTGTCGTTTGTGATATTAGCATCTTCAAAGTAAGATACTGTACCCTCAGCCTCACTACTGGCAGCATCAGTATCACCGATGTAAGTACCAATAACAACTACAGCTAGTTTTTTACCAGCGATGTGATCAAACGGTAGGTTAACTGTAGTCTTCTTTGTAGTATCGTTGTAAGTTCTATACGGATTAATGTTGAACATATCAAGACACACATCAGTCTTTTCACCAGTAGGTAGGGTCAAGAACCCAGATTCACTAGCTTGTGTTAAGTCATATGATGTCAGGTATACATTAGTACCAGAACTGGTTACAGCATAGAACGTACTCTTATCAAAGAACTGCAAACGCAGATCTCCAGTTAGCTTCCATTTATACCAACTCTGCACACGGTTCTCACCTTGCACAAAGAATCGGTGTTGATAAATAGTATTAGATCCTGATTTACCTAAAGATGTAATAGACATAGCAGGTGATGATACCATTGTGTCAATATCACTAGGTACGTATTCAGGTACGTTAGCAGTAGCTTCGTCAATAGATGCTGCAGAATCTCGCTGCACATTAAGCATCATAAACAACTTGCTGTATAGATTAGATTTACTAATGAATGCTTGTGCTGTACCCACGGATACCGCATCAATCTTATCATCACATTCAAACGCACTGGTAGTATTGATTTTAGCAGTGCTTGGACTCATAACGTCAGCATCTGTAGACAGTAAGAACTGTTCGTTCGGACCAAACACCAGCAAACCTACACTAGTAGCCAGTGTATAGTTAAGCGTAACAGGACGGATAGATGTAGCTTGAATGTCAATAGGATCGTCTGCAGCTATAGCCTGTGAGCTGTTAGCAAAAAAGTTAAAGTAATCACCAGCACGGCTCATGATCACAGCTTCATTAGACAGCATACCTAGACGGTTACGGAAAAAGAATAGGTTGTTGATCTTTTTACCGATAAAGCTAGGGATTGGGTTAGTGTCGTTATCGCCAACTAAACGGTCTGTCCAGTTAACCGGTTCATATTTAAAGATACCGTTAGCTTGCCGTACAAGTTGGTGAGGCATGGTAGTCTCATCAATCTCAAACTTAAGCCCAGGTCCAATAGTTTCTTCCCACACACCAGGACCACGTGCAGCACTGTTGGTTGTTTGAAACTCAACGTATACATCATCTACAGCAACAACATCTGTGTTAGTTACACGTACAATGTAGCCGTTTTCACACTGGTTAGGTAGACGTGATGCGATGTTAATTTTATCTTGGAAAGCATAGATACCTTCATCAGACGATGAACCCGCAGTGTTGATACTAAAAGCTTGCGTACTGGAAATATAAATACCAGAACCGATAGCTGTAGCTGTAATATATGATAAATCAGTATCAGCGTTAATAGCAGTAGCCAGTGCAGTAGCAATACTGCCAGAGTCTAGCGTAGCACCTGATACGGAGTCTGGGGTAGAATGTGTGTTTTCATGGGTATCTATGGTGACTTTATAATCAGCGTTATACGCAATCTGTTTGATGACAACAAACGCTTCGTTAGCTTGAGCTGGAGACGTTGTAGTCTTCATCGCTGTCGTCTTATTTTTATTTAAGACAAACGTATAGTCGTTGATCGTAAGGATTTCAATGTCGTCAGCCGTAGCATCTTTTAGATACGCAGTGCTAGGAATACTACTAGAACCAATAGCACAGGTTGTGACCTCACTATCGTAGTCACCTTTCTGTGTAGCTTCATCAGTAACTGCGTTATCGTACGCAGTCTGAGCTGTACCCATATTAGTGTTAGCTGTAGTCAGCTGACCAGATGTATGTGTAGCAGCAATAGTTTTTTCTACTTCATATACACGATAACCATCACGTTTTAACCAAGGATGATCTACAGTACGGTCATTACCTAACGCATAATTATTAGGCATTGCACCACCTTTAGCTACAACAGCTACAGTGGTGTTGGTCAAAGTGTTATCCTTGACAATACGCTGACCATCATCGATACGTTCCAAGACACCTGATTTTAGCATCTCCTCGTAGTAACCATTTTTATAGGTAACATCTACTTGGAACAGACTTTCTTTTGTAGAGTTTTGACCGTCATTAGTTTCGGTACGGGTAGCTTGTGCTGCGTGTAAATCACTCAGCTCAGTTGCTGTAGTATCACGAGCAGTGTTGTACGTATCTAAATCTGACTTAAGATTAGTAACGTTACAAGCGTTAGGCTGTCCGGTAGCAGCAAGAGTACCCATATCCACGGCACGAGGGTGACCATCTAGCAACCCCCAGATACGAAAGATACCATCAGTTGTGTCATATTGACAAACATATTTTTCAGTGTCATCCCGAAGGATTGGAAACCAACGTCCTCGGGCTGTTGCATTGTACAGTTCTGCTTCAAATTTACCACCAGGTCGCTTTAGCAAACCTAGTGCATAGTCAGGAAAAACGTTGGATGCCTCCACAACTTGCCCAGGAAACTTTAGTTTATCTGGTTGTTGGGATACACCCAATAGCAAGTTTGGAATCCTTTGGGAAATTGTACTCATCGTGCAAGTGCGTTATACGGTTGATAGTTATTGTAATAGTTTTCACCGTCACGCCAGCCAAAGATAGAGTATTCAGCTTGGTTGCAATCGTATTCAACTGCAGCGGCACGGGTCATTAATTCTTGATCTTGCAGTAGCCCTGCTAATTGTTGTTCTCCGACAATTTTAACAGCTGCCATACGGGCAGCTCGGGCTGTAATATAGTTTTGGATAGGAGGTGGTACATCACCAAATTCAAAGAACCAAGTTATGTCAACTAGAATGTCGTTCTTAAATTTATATGTATGATGATGTCGGTCGTAGAGTTTGTTTCCACGTCGTACTACATCATAGTCAGCACGGTGTTGTTCGACATTAGTGTCAATCTGTAAAGCATTAGTAGGATACAAGATTTCTTCACTTGCAGAATCAGGTTTCAACACGTAATGTCGTTCTTGATTAAACAACCACCCTTCTGATTGCACTTGCTTATTGACCTCACGTAGTGTCGTAAGAATGATAGCAACTTCAGGGTTTTGAAGATCAAGCGTGGTGACAGGAGCCTGTCCCACGGAGCTTAGGATTTGATTTACAGCATCCAGTTCGGTGGACGCAGCATGAGTGACAGGCATAGTAGTAATAGATAAAAAAAAGGGGCGTCCGAAGACACCCCCAAATAGATCAGAATGCAGAAGGCTTGGTAGCGGTACCGGCAAACAGTTCCACGCAAGCAGCGGGGTTCAGGTAGTCAGCGCCCATGGCGAGACGACCCAGAATCACGTCGCCCTGATAGATCACGGAGACGTCACCACTGGTAACTTGGACTTGAGGACCGATAGCTTCCACGCAAGCGGCGCCTTCCTTCTGGAAGATCAGACCGCAGCTGTTAGCAAATTCAGTTTCTTCACCGTACTCGTTGTTGATACCGGTGACATCAGCAGCGGCATCTTCAACAGCAGGGGACACGAACGAACCGGTGTTACCAGGATCGGTAGTACCGGGGTTAGTGGCAGAACCAGTACCAAACTTGGTACCGTACTGGCTAAAGAACGGAATGTTCATGGACTTGAAGATCTTGATACCGGCGATTTCGACGATACCTTGACCTTTTTGACGTGCAGAACCCTGCTCGTCACGGTTAATCAGACCGTTATCACCAACCTGTTGGATCAGTGCATAGTACTGGCGGGGGTTCAGAACACCCACGCGACCTTCAGAGCTGACACCCTTCTCATCCATTGCAGCAGCAGCATCATAGAATGCGTTAACCAGTGCAGTAGCGGAGTAAGCATCAGAACCGTTGGTAGTAGTACCGACGCGCACCTGGGTACCACCGGGTTCAACGAAGTTGGACTTAGTGATAGGAGATGCAGCACGAGCACCACGGGTCAGAGCACGGAAGATCAGACGGTCATACTTCTCAGCGAGAGCATAGCCGATCTTACGAGAGATCTCAGACCGCAGGTCGTAGTGAGCAAGAGTCTCGTCGAGGTCGTAGACGAATGCGCTGGAGATCAGCAGGTCGTCAACGGTGACGGTCTTCTCAGCCACCGGAGGTGCACCATCGCTGTTACCCAGGATGGCGTGACCAGGGGTGTGATACTCAGCCTTGGTCCGACCGGTGTAGATGAACTGCATAGACTTACCGTTGGTAAGAGTACGCTTCATCACAAGGTCACGAGCGATTGCATTATACTCGAAACCTTTAAACATCTCACCGCTAAAAAGCTTGAGATACAGAGCACGGGCATCGCCCGTAGAGTTAGCTTGACCAGGGCGCGTTAGTTGCGCCTTAAGATCAGCGTTAGCATCATTGCTATATACTAGTTGTTGTGCCATTATACAGGAGTAAGATTAAAGTAGACTTGCTCCCAAACGTTTGGAAATTTTTTGTTGAAAATGTTGTGGTCTATCCCACCGTCTAGACGGTTAGAGGTATCGGCGTACCGGCTCCAACCAATGCAAGGGAGGTCCGACTCTGAGGTGCCTCCCAAGCTGTTTACAGAAGGTCTTTAAGACACTTCTTTTGTTTACGACATTCGGGTTTTTTATCACCACAATGTCCGCAACGTTTAAACACTACCTCACCATTAACAGGTGAGTAAGGTACAGGTGTAGCTTTACCCAAACCTGTACTTTGTTGGCGGCTTCTACTGGGCATAGTGAGGATTGCGGTATGCAACACCACGATAACGGAGCGTATCTACATGATAACGCAGGGCGCGGCGTTGGTTGTTTTTGATGAAACGAATGAGATTGATAGACATAGTTCGTACTTAGGTAGACCTAACCCCCGTTCCATGGTTAGGTAGGATGCGTCCTAAGTGTTGTAGGTGACTTCAAGTAAAAGCCTATCGAGATCAGTTTTAAGTAGTCTGTAGACCTCTTGTTCCTGAGGATCACCCCCAGGCCAAGTCTCAAGATAGCGTGCAACAGCACGATGTACTAAACGTATCCATAGGTCATTAACTTGTAGTTCCATAACACAGGATGAACGTACGAATAATTAACCGATTGCGGGTGCAGTCAGTGCAACCGGTGCGGACTCAGCAGCAGCCAAGTCCAGTGGGAAGTTGTGAGCATTACGCTCATGCATTACTTCCATACCCAAACCAGCACGGTTCAGGATGTCAGCCCAGGTGTTAATCACACGACCTTGTGAGTCGATGATTGACTGGTTGAAGTTAAACCCGTTCAGGTTAAACGCCATAGTAGACACACCAAGGCTAGTAAACCAGATGCCAAGCACAGGCCAGGCAGCCAGGAAGAAGTGGAGACTGCGAGAATTATTAAAGCTAGCGTATTGAAAGATGAGACGGCCAAAGTAACCATGAGCAGCGACGATGTTATACGTCTCCTCCTCTTGCCCGAACTTATACCCATAGTTCTGGCTAACATCTTCAGTCGTTTCACGCACCAAGCTAGAAGTAACAAGGGAACCATGCATAGCTGAAAACAAACTACCGCCAAAAACGCCAGCGACCCCAAGCATATGGAAAGGGTGCATAAGAATATTGTGCTCAGCTTGGAAAACAAACATGTAGTTGAAGGTACCCGAGATTCCCAACGGCATTCCATCAGAAAAACTGCCTTGTCCGAAAGGGTAGACAAGGAATACAGCTGTTGCGGCAGCGACTGGTGCAGAATATGCGACAAAGATCCAAGGCCTCATTCCTAGTCGATAACTAAGTTCCCATTCACGTCCCATGTAAGCGAAGACGCCAATGAGAAAATGGAAGACGACGAGTTGGTATGGTCCTCCATTGTAGAGCCATTCATCAAGTGATGCGGCTTCCCAGATTGGGTAAAGATGTAGCCCGATTGCGTTACTTGAGGGAACGACTGCTCCTGAGATGATGTTGTTTCCATAGAGTAGAGATCCGGCAACGGGTTCACGAATGCCATCGATGTCCACAGGGGGAGCAGCGATGAATGCAACCAAAAAGCAGACGGTTGCGGTCAGTAGGGTTGGGATCATAAGAGTCCCGAACCATCCAACGTAAAGTCGGTTGTTAGTAGAGGTTACCCAAGAACAAAATTCTTCCCAGGCAGACCTCCGTTGTTGAGAAAGTACAGCGGTCATTAAAAGTGCAAAGAGTTGTTAGACAGGGTATGTATTTGAGCACTTTAATGAGCCCTCCCAAGGCTCACATCCAGTGGAGGGCTTGAAATATTATCAGAAGCTATACTTTACACCAGCTTTGGTACCATAATCATTGGTGCCATCATTGAAGCTAGCGGAGAGTTCACCGTAAACTTTGAGGTGCTTGTTTGCTTTGACACTGAAGCCGGCTTTACCAGCAGGCACAGTATCAGACACACCGTTGTCGGGAGTAGTCACACTAGGACCACCTTCGATGAAATAACCGAGGGCGCCCACGTCACCTTCATAACCAACAAAGAAGTCAGTAGAAGTTTTAGAATAGTCAGTGCCGGCAAACTTGGAAGAAGTTTCGACGTTCACATACGGACCTGCCAGTGCGGGAGCAGCGGCGAGGAGGGTTGCGGGGAGGATAGCGAGAAATTTCATTAGATTAGAGTTAAGATTTTTTAGCAGTTTTAGCGGAGCGTTTGAAGTTAGCAGCCGTGGGTGCTCCTTTAGACCCAGGCTTCCTCATCTTTTCACCAGACCCGGCAGCGATACGCTTGCGCTTGGCATGGATGTTTGCATACAAACCAGGTTTTTGTTTAGCCATTTAACATTTCCATTTACGTAGTGCCAAGGCTTTCCGGGTTGGCTTACCGTTTTTACGCATCGGACCTTTGACGCCTTTCATTCTAGCACAGAAGGACCGCTTGCGAGGACCACCACCAGGCTGAGGTGCCTTGAGGTTTGACCCTGTTGCTCGGTTGTATTTACGCCGACCGGCAGCTGTCAAGCCACCGGTACGCGATTTGTGTTTGCCAATCCTGAGACTGACATTCTTGCGTTTACTTTTTTTTGCCACCTTTCTTGGTACCTTTTTTTACGGGCTTGCCGTAGGTACCGGGACCGTAAGGCATTACCAGACTCCGGGGATAAGTTGACCAGTCACAGCATACGAACCAATCGCAGCGATGACGCCGAGCATGGCAAGCCTGCCATTGAGACGCTCGGCTTTTTCGTTGTGGGGGAGAGAGTTTTCGTCGATGTACATAGGTGGTTCTTTAGCGTAGATATTGGTGCGTCCACCATCCTCAATAACAGTAGACATCAGAAGTTAAGACCGGGTGAGTTAGCAAGTTTCTCCATGACCTCTTGCCTGAAGGCAGGGTCACGGTCGTAACGTGGGTCATTCATGTCACGTACAACCTCAGCTTGGCTACGATAACCGTTGACAGCTTGGGCAGGTTTGCCTTGAATCATGTTGTTTTCGTATCCTACACTATCGTTGTATTGTGCTTGCAGTCCACGCAAAGCAAGGTTAATTGTAGACACGTTACCTGATTCGATAACGTTGTCGAACGCCTGAACAGTGTCAGCGTCAAGGTTATCAGCAGCCCATGCAGTCATCTGTTGGTACTGCTTCTCGCCGCCTACACTATTGTAGATCTCGGACACTTCATTGTCAGATAGCTCACGTCCTTCAGGAGCAGCTACATCTTCGATAGTGCCTTGATATTCAAGATACGCATTGACCAGATCCTTACTATCCATAGCAGAAAGTTTTTCCAGCGACTCTGCGCTGAGTTCACCACCGCCTGACAGCTCATCATCGATGCTATCAAATAGTTCAAAGGTTGGATTGGATTCCTGATCTGGTTCAGGCGTATCCTCTTGCTGGGGTTCGGCTTGCTGATCATTTGATCCGAGTTTTTGTTGCAGCTCAATGTAAGCTTTTTCTAGATCCTGTGCATTCTTGTATTTACCCGCGAGTAAATTATCTTGTGCATCTTCCATTGCCTGACCGACGGCAAGGGTCTCAGCGTCTCGTTCTTCAGCAATTTTAATTGCTTGTGGATCGTTGCTAGGATCGTAGGTGAGTAGTTCAGCCATAGATTATTGTTCGGGTGAGATTGCCTCCGCCAACATAGCTTCAGCGTTAGGGTTTTTAGTCGGATCCATCATAGGAGACTTGAGTAGTTGAGGTGCCATCTGCATCTGCGCCATCTCTTGCTCTTGTTGTTGTTGAGCTTGGGCTTCAGCTTGTTGGTCCTCCATACTCTTGACAAGGTTGAGAACATCAATACCTTGTGCAGCAGCCAGACGCTTGATAGCTTCATCAGCATTGATGAACTTCATCATAGCTTCAGGTCCAAGAGTCTGTGCAATGGTTGTGATAAACGCAGTCAACGATTCACGATCTTGACCACGACCCAAGGCGTTGATACCAGCCACAATAGTTGGCTTGACTAGATCCTTAGGATACTTAGGCAACTGACCAGCACGGGACAGCACCAAAAGTTTACGGTTGAGATAGGGTACCAGGAACTCCACGGTCAGCAAACTAAACAGTCCGCCAAGTTGTTGCTCAAGTTCCAGCTGTGTAAGGCGTACCTCCTCAGCTGTGGTGCGTTCAGATTGACGCACGTTCAGTACCAAGAATGCTTCGAGCAGACGTCGTTCAAGAGTCTGCATCATACTCAAGGCAGTACTAAAGTCAGCAGTCTTACCCACTTGGATAACACCGATGTCTTCAGGGCGACCTTGAACGATAGCTCCGTTGCCAGCCTGAGCGATTGTTTGAGGCTTAGTCATGGAGCTAGGGCTGACAACAAACACCACCTTAGCAGCGCTTGCTGAGCCTTCTACCATAGCTTGTGACAGTGCGTTGAGTGACTTGAAATCACCAAGGAACTCTTCGACACGTCCGCGCCCGTAGTTCTCACCGTCAACTGAGTTGAACCGGAGAACCAACCAAGGGTTAGCATCCTTAGGAGACTTACCATCGGTGTTCGGGATGACTTTATCAAAAGCTTCTTGGTGCCAGACCCAACGATTGTTGTCTAGCTTGACGTGAGTATAGATCTCAACGTCATTAGTATTGGAACCCATGCTAACTGATTCTTTAGCTTTGAGTTCTTGGAACTCCTGAGGTAGGAGCTGTTTGTTAATTAATTCTTTGGTTACGATCTCAATTACGTTACCGTTACCATCACGTTCTACAACATATCGGTTGAGTGGGTAGTGCTTGATCCCCTCCTTACCCATATACAACAGAGCATTACCACCGACCACAAGATG